CCGAAGGCTAAACAGTCCTAGATTTGCACCTAGGTCCGCCAGCAATGGCGTCAAACTCAACCTACCGTATGAATAAAGAAAATAAATCAAAGCGAACTAAATTAATAGAACAACTTGAGTTATTCACCTTTAAATCATTAAGGTGGCTTGCACACCAGGAAACTGGTAATGCTAGTTTGCCAAAGTCTATTAGAAGGATTCATGGGAAGCTCTTCACGATCTATCGATCTCGAGGAGTCGACGAAGCTATCTTATACTCTAAGAGTTTAAGAAACGACGTCTACCAGTTACTAAGCTGGTCTTCGCATGGTGTGTTCACCGACATTCCGATAGTAGTACACAAGGACCTTAAATTTCTAACGAATACAAAGTCTGAGTTCTCACCTGCATATATTAAACAGCTGTTAACCTTACTGAGTATTTCGAAGATTTTTAAGTCCAGTCCCAAAGCAAGCTTTGAAACGATAGAAGGCGCGGACCAAAGAAAGGTCCCCTTACCTATATCGAATCGAGATTGCAAGGAATTCTGGAAAACCTTGGGGTACAACCTGAAACGTCGGCCAGTTCGTCCATTAGTTTGGAATGGTTATCACAGGAGTAGTAAAGCAGGACCTAACGGTCATGCTCTTATGAAGTCTTTAGTTGACTTATTTGGTCTCTTAAACTATCCTCAATTACTTGAGGATGTAAAATGTTTAGGAGGTCCAAAGTTAACAAAGTACATCAACTACCTTGTGGGTTACTTACCAAATCTAATGTTTTTAGTTCCTTTAAGGAACCCAATAATTCGAAAATTATTGGTGATTCCAGACAAGGAGGGAAAGACTAGAGAAGTAGCGTGTTTTGACTACTTTTCAATGACGTCCCTAAGACCGTTACATAAATATTTGTTCCGGGCCTTATCTAAAATTCGACAAGACTGTACCTTCGACCAGATGAAATATAAGCAAATGTTTATCTCCAATACAGGAGAATCGTTTTACAGTATCGACCTAAAGGCCTTTACTGATAGATTCCCTGTGGAGTTAAATCATAAACTCTTAAAAGTGAGAATCGGAAAGAAATTAGCCGACTCATGGTTAAGAATTATGACCCAAAAGTTTAACTACTTTGATAAGCTGATCACTTACCAGGTAGGAAATCCAATGGGCGCTTATTCATCGTGGAACTCTACAACACTTGCCCACCACTTAGTGGTGTGGAAAGCATGTAAAATCCAGAGTATAGATTGGAAGACTTTAGACTATGCGCTTCTTGGCGATGACTTAGTAATAAGAAATCGAAAAGTAGCTTTAGAATATTGTCGACTGATCCGTACAATGGGAGTCCACTGGTCTAAGGAGAAAACGCACGTCAGTCCACACTTCTTTGAATTCGCTAAGCGTATTCATTGGAGGGGACACGATGTGACACCTTTTCCAATAGCAGCGCTGTGGTCAGAACGAAAAGCGGGACCCGTAGGTCTAGCTTCTGTCCATGACAACGCAATTGACAAAGGTTGGTTTTCAACCGCTGACGGTATAGATTCGGTTTGGATTGGATACCTCGAATACCAAGGCTTAAGCAGAAAGTTCCGAAGAACTACTGCAGCCAAAGTAAAAGAGGCATGGACAGTTATGTCCATTCTGAGAGGAAAGCTTCCGGGAAGGGAATTATTACCCTTTATCGCGAAAACTTCTCCTGTAGTTTCTAACATCATTTCTAAAAGAGATGAACAAGATGAAATATGCTTGAACATTCTTTTGAACTGTTGTATGATCCTACTTTCAGAATCCATGGAGTCATTCTTTTCCGACAAGTATGGAGAACCATTGGGCTTATATGCTCAAGAGTTAACCATTTACTTGACCGGATTGGAA